AACCATAAGAATCAAGAGGGTGAGCCAGATGATGATTTATTATGGCTATGTATTGCTACAGGCATCACCTGTTTTGGTGCGCTAGTATACACAATTTATTTATGGATTTTATAGGGGTTATAAAAAATGAATATCTTTAAAGAATTTAATGACTATCAAAAGCTAGATTGGATCAGCTTTGCCATTCAGGAGGCCATTCAGGAGGCCATTAATGGAAATCTCGTGGAATTCGTGGTATTGCTGGACTTGGAGTATGCTTTAGAGTTTGTTGAAGAATTACGCGAAAAAACCCTAGAACAAACAAACTAAACTTTATGGATGAGATCCGCGATAGACTAGCCTCGATGGAGATCATCGACTAATCAATCTCCAGCAGCGCAACATTAGCCCGCCGAGCGCGGGCTTTTTTGTTGGCGGTGATTAACCCCGCTATTTACCGCGGACATTCTCTTCGGGTCCCCCCGTCAATAAAGGTTAATCGGCTGTACAAAAAAACCGCCAAATCGCTCACGATCAGGCCACCGATGCCCGCTGTGCGTTCGGGTTACAGTTGCATGTTTTTCACAAACAATTACACAAAATTTTAAATTCAAGTTTATGTGCCAAAGTCTTATATGCTAAGATGTTCCACGTGAAACATTAGGGACCCCTATGGAAGTAGTAGACAACCCCGCGATCGAAGAAAAGATACTCAAACTTGAACTTCGTCTAGCGCAAATCGAGAAACACGAAGCCTGCCAAAATAATTTTTTAGATTTCGTAAAGTATTGTTGGCCGCAGTTCATTCCTGGTCGTCACCATCAAATTATTGCTGAGAAGCTGGAGCGTGTTGCGCGGGGCGAGCTCAAGCGTCTAATAATCAATATGGCGCCTCGACATACCAAGTCTGAGTTTGCGAGTTTTTTGTTTCCTGCTTGGATGATGGGTAGGAATCCTGACATGAAGATAATTCAGGCAACGCACACCACGGAACTTGCTGTGAATTTTGGACGTAAGACGAAGAATTTATTGGAGTCGGACGAATATAAGACTATTTTTCCGGAGGTTAAGTTAGCGGCGGACAGTAAGGCCTCTGGTCGGTGGGACACGAACAAAGGTGGGATGTATTATGCGGTGGGTGTTGGATCGAATCTCGCGGGCCGTGGTGGTGATTTAGTGATCATTGATGATCCTCATTCGGAGCAGACTGCGATGTCGAATGTTGGGTTTGATGATGCGTGGGAGTGGTATACGGGTGGACCTCGTCAACGTTTACAGCCGGGTGGATCGATAGTATTGGTACAGACTCGTTGGGATGAGCGTGACATGACGGGTCAATTATTGCGTCAGATGGCTAAGGATCCGTTGGCGGATCAGTGGGAGGTAGTGGAGTTACCTGCAATTTTTAACGAAGGGACCCCTAAAGAAACTCCTTGTTGGCCAGAGTTTTGGTCTATAGAGGATTTAATCGCGGTCCGCGCATCGATACCTCCTTACAAGTGGAACGCGCAATATCAACAAAATCCTACGGGTGATGAGAATGCGATTATTCCTCGGGAGTGGTGGAAGCGTTGGCGGCGGGACACGGTCCCTCAGTTACAGTTTGTTATACAGAGTTATGATACGGCGTTTAGTAGGAAGACGACGTCGGATTTCAGTGCGATAACGACGTGGGGTGTATTTTATCCAGAGGAAGGTGGTCCGCCTAATTTAATTTTGTTAGATAGTAAGAAGGGTCGTTGGGATTTTCCTGAGTTAAAGGCGTTGGCATTTGAGCATTATGAGTTTTGGGACCCCGACACCGTCATTATTGAGGCCAAGGCCAGTGGTACGCCGCTCACGCACGAATTACGTCAAACGGGGATTCCGGTGGTCAATTTCACGCCGAGTAGAGGTTCGGACAAGATAGCGCGGGTACATGCGGTATCGACGTTATTTGAGGCGGGTATGGTGTGGGCGCCTGACACGCCGTTCGCTGACGAATTAATTGAGGAAGTGGCTGCATTTCCCAATGGCATGCATGATGATTTAGTGGATAGTATGACGCAGGCGCTGATGCGGTATCGTCAGGGCAATTTTGTTCAGTTACCGAGTGACGGTTATGAGGATGAAGGGTATACTGTGCGCAAACGCGTTTACTATTAGGGATGTTCCACGTGGAACATTTAATTATTTATGGCTGACAATAACGGTATTGCAGGGCTAATTTCGTCTGAAGACCAAAACGAGCTAGATCGTAATTTTATGGACGCTATCTTAGCTTTCGAGAATAACGCCTTGATAAATCGTGAAAGATTTATTCAGGATTATTTATCCAGGAATCCGGATGCTCAAGAGCGCAACAGGGCGGCTCAAGAAAAACTTTTAAATTTTCTGCAATATGAATACGAGCCTGATTCTTATATTGATCGTGTCATAGCAGATGAGGCGGCGCATAAAAGTCAAATACCGTTTGGCTCAGAAGATAGAAATTACATCGCGGACGCCAATAAGAGCAGTTATTTTCAACCAGTTGAGCCAGATGCGCCTAGTAGATTATTGTATGGTTTGAATAATAGCAAAGGGGATCAAATTTTTGTACCTGGCGCAGGGCGCAATTTTGTACCCTTTCATGAGGCTCGGCATAGTTTTGTGCCTACTTCGCACTCCGACGTGGAGCATGCGGAGGAGGAGCTAGGCATTCGGGCTTTAGATTACTTTGCAGTCAAGAATCAGGGCGCAGATCCAGAAACATTGGATTATATGAAAAAAAGTTATTTAAATGCTTACAGAGCATTGCCTAATGGTGAAAATGCACCAAAAATCTGGAATGCTGATGTAGAGAAGGATGCGCGAATACAGGCACTGAATGTAATGCGTAGAATGAGTAATTATAAGTTTTACGATCAATTAACGGAGGCTGAAAAGCAACGCCTACGTGGGGATGTTGAAGAATACATGGATCAGTATGGGTTTTTTAACCCAGCCTTGATTGATCCCTCCGAAATGAGTGACGAAGAATTTCAAAGTATTCTAAAATTAGTCCCAGGTCTTAATTTTAAAGAAAGTTCCAAAGCAAATGTTGAGTCACCTGAAAGGTATTATCTAAAACCAAAAGAATTTAAAGATGGTGGTGTTGCAGGATTAGCTCCAATAGCTCAGAATATGTTTAGAAATTAACCGGATAAAAATATGGCGATTGAAAAAAACGTACCGTCCCAGCTGGACGATCAGGTGTTAGCCGCTGAAGTGGAGCTGGAATTACCTGATGCATTTGAGCCGAAGTTTGTTACAGATAGTTTTGGTGATGAAATAGAAATATCAGTAGACGAAGACGGCGGGGTAACGGTTGATTTTGATCCCAACGAAATGCCGGATACTTCTGGCGATTTTTATGAAAACCTAGCAGAAAAAGTATCTTTGCGTGAGCTGCAGTCCATAGGCAGTGAATTATTATCCGAGTTTGACAGCAACAAGGCCGCTCGTCAGGACTGGGAAGATGCCTATGCTGAGGGTTTAGAGTTACTTGGATTAAATTATGAGGAGCGCACAGAGCCGTTCCGTGGTGCGACGGGCGTGACCCATCCTTTGTTGGCAGAGGCTGCCACTCAGTTTCAAGCACAAGCGTTCAATGAATTATTACCTCCTGGTGGTCCTGTTCGTACCGCGATCATTGGTGAGGAGTCTGTGGAAAAGCAACAGCAGGCACAGCGTGTAAGTGATTTTATGAATTACTACATCACAGATGTGATGGAAGATTACACGCCAGACATGGATCAGATGTTATTTTACTTGCCGTTGGCGGGTAGTACGTTTAAGAAAGTTTATTATGATGAGGTATTAGATCGTGCGGTATCGAGTTTTGTACCGGCGGAGAAGTTAGTTGTTCCTTACAACACGACTGATTTAGATACCTGTCCGAATGTGACGCAAGTATTTACGATTACGATGAATGATTTGCGCAAGAAGCAATTATCAGGATTTTATCGTGATGTACCGGTGACCGCGGCCCAAGCATCTATGAACGAGATAGACAAGATTGAGCAACAGATTAGTGGTCAGTATAACGGCGACATTGATTACGATTGTAATTTAATGGAGTGTCATGTTGATTTAGATCTAGAGGGCTTTGAGGATACGGATGAGGACGGAGATCCAACCGGGATTAAGATTCCTTACATTGTAACGATTTCACAAGACACCGGTAAGGTGTTATCGATTCGTCGTAACTATCGTGAAGACGATCCGTCGAAGAAGAAGATTAATTATTTTGTTCATTATAAGTTTTTGCCCGGATTTGGTTTTTACGGATTAGGCTTAATTCATACGATTGGTGGTTTGTCTCGCACAGCGACTGCGGCATTACGTCAGTTAATTGATGCAGGTACATTGTCTAATTTACCGGCTGGATTTAAAGCACGTGGCATGCGTATACGTAATGACGACGAGCCGTTGCAGCCGGGTGAGTTTAGGGATGTAGATGCACCGGGAGGCGCGATTCGTGATTCGTTGATGCCGTTACCTTTCAAAGGTCCGGATCAGACGTTGTATCAACTATTAGGCTTTGTTGTTCAAGCGGGTCAACGCTTTGCGACCATTACTGATTTGAAAGTAGGTGATGGTAATCAGCAGGCGGCGGTAGGCACTACTGTAGCGCTGTTGGAGCAAGGGTCCCGCGTGATGTCTGCGGTACACAAGCGCTTACATTATGCTATGCGTTGTGAGTTCAAGCTACTGGCACGCGTTATGTCGGAGAGTTTACCGGCAGAATATCCGTATGCAGTAGAGGGTCGTGATTCAAGCATCAAGGCAGACGATTTTGATGATCGTGTAGATGTTGTTCCTGTATCTAATCCAAACATATTTAGTCAGGCTCAGCGTATTGCGTTGGCGCAAGCTAAGCTTGAATTAGCTAAATCAGCCCCTGAATTACATAATTTGTATGAGGTATATAGCGATATGTACCATGCATTGGGTGTAAGAGATACTGATCGTATTTTACGCAGGATGCCGGATGCAAAGCCTATGCCGAAGGATCCAGCACAAGAAAACATTGATGCAATGGATACAGTGCCGTTAAAGGCATTTGAAGGTCAGGATCATCGCGCTCACATTGTGGCGCATTTAGTCTTTGGTTCTTCACCGATGGTTAGTCAGATTCCTGCCCTGGCGATGTCCTTGCAAAAGCATGTCATGGAGCATGTTCAGATTGGTGCTAAGGAGCAGGCGGTATTTCAGTACATGCAACAGATGCAGGGTCAGCAGATAGATGAGGCTCGTAGAGAATTAGAGATTGCGGCATTAACCGCACAGTTTGTAGCCGAAGGCATGCAGGAAGTGAAGCAAATCAGCGGCCAGATTGCAGGCGAAGGTCCGGATCCATTAGTTCAGTTGAAGGAGAAAGAGCTTCAGTTAGACGCTCAGGCAGAACAAGCGGATGCACAACTAGACCAAGCTAAGTTACAATTAGAGCAACAGAAGATTCAGCAACGTCGAGATCAGTTTGACGCACGACTAGCAAGTCAGGAAAGACAAACACAGGCGCGTATTAATGCGAGCATGCAACGTGAACTACTTAAACAAAGAGGCAACCAATAATGGGTAAAGTAAAGATTGTAACAAACAAGCCAGGTGCAGCGCCTAAAGCTACCGGATATGCAGATATTGAAGGCCAAGGCAAAATTCCTTATGGCAAAACTGAAGATGCTCCTATGGGCGACGGTATGAAAGTCATGACTGCTCGCGGTATGGGTGCAGCTAAACGTGGCGGAAGTTATAAGGGCTGCTAAAATGCCATTGAAGGGCGGTAAAAGTTCTAAGACAATCAGCGCTAATATACGCAAATTAAAAAAAGAAGGTAAAAGTCAAAAGCAAGCTGTTGCTATTGCATTGGCTACCTCTGGCAAACAAAAAAAAGCGTAAAAGTCGCAAAGCATGAAAATAAAATACATATGGCTAGGGGTAGTTATTTCTTGGGTATCTGGAGCATTAGCCACAGATACTGTCACTAGTTCTACTGTTAGCTCTACTGTTAGCTCTACTGCTAGTTCAACGGTATCTTCGTCAAGCAATACAGTCGGCACAACCACAGTAGATCGCACAGTTAATTCAGCACATGCACCTTCTATTAACATTAATAACAGTGATGTGTGTACTAACGCGGCATCTGCAGCAGTGCAGACCCAAGTATTAGGGTTTGCGGCAGGCACAACAATTAGAGACATCAACTGCGAAAACCTAAAGCTGTCACGCGAGCTGTATCGCTTAGGCATGAAGGTCGCGGCTGTATCCTTATTATGCAATAACGATCACAGAGTATTTGATGCTATGTGGTCCGCAGGTACTCCATGCCCGTATGAAGGCAAGATCGGTGACGAAGCTAAGCAGGCATGGAAAGACAATTCAGATAAAGTTCCTAACGGTTCTATCTTTCTAGCAAGTTCGAATGAGACTAATACTTCTAGTCATACTGACTACTTCAGTATGCGCTGAGGTCAGCGAAAACCTGATTGATCCTAATGCTTGGGAGATTGAGGGTGATGTTTTGTATGAACCAAATGCGTACATCCGTTTTGGCACAGAGGGTGGTTCTGCCACACAGACAATAGATTTCAGTATCTATGAGCAATTAAATACCATCAAGTACGGAATGAAAGCTATCGGTTGTAACAATGAAGGTTATAGCTGGTGTGATGTAGGCACAGCTTATGATGAGCTGGTAATCACGCTCAAGTATGGTGATGAAGAATTTGTTTATAACGTAGAGCTGGATTACAACAACGGCATGGTAGCGTTCGATAATGTTGTAGACCCAGTAGCTACCTATGCGGATTCAGGCTGGATAAGAATCTATGGGCGCGATGTAGGCACATGGGCAGGCTGGTATGGCCCAGTCACTCAGAGTCACTTCTTAGAGGTCAACTATACAATCCCAACATACGATCCAGTGAAAGATGATCCAGAGTTTATGAAAACAATCACAGGCGAAAATCAGGTGTTAGATATAGCCATGCAGCCGGAGAATCTGACAGAAGAATGGAAGATGCAGAATGACATCAAGCCACAAGAGATCAAGATCGAGCCAGTAAAAATAGAAGAAATAAAGGTAGAAAATGACATCAAGCAGGAGACGTCTAGTCCAAATATTGAGCCAAAAGCGCCAGCACCAGAAATCAAGGTTGAAGCGAAGCAGTCTGAATCAACTGGCAATCAAACCAGTAAAAATAGTGGTATCCGACTAGATACTGTAATGCAGAATATCACAGTAGATGGTGTCTCAGCGCAAGAGACAGAGGGGTCAGACAGTTACAATCAGATAGCACAGGCGGTTGCTATGAGTTTGCTGATGGCACAAGAGATCAAAGAGATTGAGCTGAAAGATGCGCCATTCTACAAGCAGGAACAAATGGCAGATTCTGAAATGAATAAGGTATATACTGGGTATAATGCGTACAATAGTGCTTTGATGAATAAACTGGTAGATATGCAATGGCAGAATTAGAGTTTGGCGGTATCAAGTTTACAGGCGGCAAGATGTTTGCGGTGGTTACTGCGCTATCTGCATTGGTCGGCTCATTGTATGGTGGCTTTGAAGTCTATAAAGACTACATGGATATGAAAGAAAAACTGGCAAACCTGGAGCCGGCTTCAATCCAGGCACAGATTGACCAGGCAATGGTGAAGCTAGACGAGGTGGTTGGGTATGCGCGAGCGATTAAAGACGATCTACGCAGCGACGTTATCGCTGTTGAAAAAGCTCTGGGTGAAGTTGAGCAACGCATTCGAGGCGTTGAAAGCGAGAACCGTGAAAACATTCGAACGTTTCAAGAAGAAACCAGGGTAATGATTAAAGAGGCCCAGCGCTGGTTTGATGAGCGCACATCAGATATTGATGAAAAATTAAGACAGCTTGAAGAACGTATGGATGTTAAGATTCGCAGAGCATTAGAGAATCCATTGGTGGAGTAAGTTATGTTACAGATGTTAATAGGACCAATAGCAGAAGTCGCTAAGACATGGGTGGGTGGCAAGGTAGAAGCCAGCCGGGCCAAGTCAGAAGCTACTCTTGAGATAACAAAAGCCAAAGCAGAGATAGCCAAGAAGGTTGCCGCAGGGGAGCTGGAATGGAATCAGGCTATGGCAGAAGCCAGTGATAAGAGCTGGAAAGATGAATGGCTAACAATCCTAGTATCAATACCACTAATCCTTGCGTTTACCGGGAATGAAGAAATTGTCATGCGTGGATTTGAAGCGCTTGAGAAGATGCCAGACTTTTATAAGACCGCCGTAGGTGTAGTGTTCGCGGCCAGCTTTGGCATCCAATCAATTAAAAACATGATGAAGAAATGAAAATCGCCATCGTCATTGTTGTGATATTGAATCTAAATGGAGAGGTAAGCCACAAGACTACAATAGAAAAAGAGTGTCCAGACCTAAACGTCATAGCAACTAAACTAGAACAGATGAAAGAAGCTGGTGCGATATTAGATTATGGTGCGGCTTGTTTACCAGCACAATTCAATGAACACAGATAAAAAGGATAATTATGGCTTTTCACTTATCGAAAGCATCTTTAAAAAGATTAGAAGGCGTTGATGAAACACTGGTTCAGGTTGTTCATCGTGCAATAGCGATAACTGAAGTAGACTTTGGAGTATCTTGTGGGTTACGCACAATTGAAGAACAAAGAAAGCTTTATGCTTCCGGTGCGAGTAAAACTCTAGAAAGTAGGCATTTAGACGGGGAAGCTGTAGATTTGGTTGCCTATGTTAATGGAAATGTTTCTTGGGAACTGCCTGTTTATGATGAAATAGCCACGGCTGTAGCACTTGCTGCAAGAGAATTAGACTTAGGTATTCGCTGGGGAGCTGCTTGGCATATTCCAGATATACGCTATTGGGAAAAAAGTTTTGAAGAAGCGTATACCGATTATATTGATTTACGAAGAGCTGAAGGCAAAGTACCTTTTATTGATGCTCCTCATTTTGAAATAAAGCGCTAGTATTGTAAAACTAACATATGATAGGATAAGCGCAACTTTTCAAAATCACATACATACATGAGCAATATATACATTGCGGAAGCAATATTAAGGATCATTGAAGAGCGACGCCAAGTGATAGCCGAATCTATGGTTTACGGTAATGTGAAAGATATGGAGCATTATCGAGAGCTTATTGGAAATATCAATGGCATCACTTTCATTGAACAGGAACTCAAGAGCCTGCTAGAAAAACAGGAGCAACAAGATGACAACAGCAGCTGAACCAGCGGTAGATGAAACTACCGAAAAAACCAGGCTAGAACAGGTTTATTCAGAAAATCCTAAACCTAAGAAGCTGGATCCCTCCCTTTTAGATGCCTCACTATTAGAAAGAATGCCCAAGCCTACAGGCTGGCGTGTTTTGATATTACCGTATCGAGGAAAAGGAATGACAGAAGGTGGCATTGCCTTACCCGAGCAGGTAGTAGAAAAAAACCAAGTTTCTACACAAGTGGGCTATGTACTTAAAGTAGGTGAATTAGCCTACAAAGATCCTGAAAAATTTCCTGGAGAGCCTTGGTGTAAAGAAGGTGATTGGGTGATGTTTGCTAGATATGCAGGATCAAGGTTCAACATAGATGGCGGAGAAGTTAGGATTTTGAATGATGATGAAATCTTAGCAAGTATTTTAGATCCAGAAGACATTCTTCATTTTTAGGGGTAAACCATGGCAGAAGAAAATATGATTCAGCTCGATTCCGGTATGGAAGAAGAGACGGAAGTTGAAGTTCTAGGTGATGACTCGGATGATTCCGTTGAATTAACTGTAGAACAGGCAGAGCCTTTAAAAGCAGAAGAGGAAGACAGCTTTGAAAAGGCAGCAAGTAGCACTCAAAAACGTATAGATAAGCTGACCAGAAAGATGCGCACAGCGGAGCGTGAGCGTGAAGAAGCTTTGCGTT